ATTATAAATCCCGGCAAAGCGTGGCGGTCCGAAATATCCGAAGGGAAGGAGGGTGGGATCGGTGGCGCCGGCATCGACGTCATTATTCATCTCAACATACACAAACTTTGAATTGTTGGCGTATTCTCCATAGGTCTTCAGACGCCTTTCTGTGTTATCCCACGAAGCATAAGAATCTCCTATCTTGCGCGCAATATAATTAGGGGATGTTGGGTCGAGACTAAGATTATCAAAGCGCTCCATCACTTGTACTGCGTTGTCGGTGTCGCTCAAGGCCCGAATAATCACCGAAAAAGTGCCATATTCTGTAACGGTCGTGGTAGATGCCCGAACATTAGCAATGGAGATTTTACAATTTTCTTGTAGCCATTCTCCGTGGCCGCGGCCTACGAGCCGGAATAGTTTCTGCTGATTGAAAGGAACATACGCTTGAGCGGTTCCCACATCCTGGCTAATAAACCAACCACTGCGTCCCTCCGTAGAGGCGTTTCCGCGGAGATTGGCTGGCGTGGCACTACTGGGGCCCACTATCGGCATCAAACAACCGAGGGCGCCCGTGTGGAGGCTCCGATCACGAATTTCTTGTTCATAAGTTTGTCCGAGCCAGTAATTCTTTGAAGAATCAGAAGTATAAAAAGTCGCTCCACTAACAAGTTGTGGATTGGTGTTAAACGCCTTGCGCACGAAAGTAGATTTTGTATCATCAAAAGAGAATAAAATGGTTTGATCCGTAACGCCTTGGCCATCGCCGCCGCTAACTACCATTTGATATGTTCCGTCTGTGCTGCTGGCTCCTAAAATAACACCATTGGAAGCGGTGTGCACGGCCGAAGAACTGGCCAGCGAGTTGGTTGCGAGGCCTCCAAACACCGTTCCACTTAAAGTAAGTGTTCCTTGATTAACATACCAAACGGCCGCCAAACTTCCTGTACCAAGGTTTGTTCCATTGGCTGCGCCCGAGGTAAACAACCACAATCCATAAGCACCACCGTTCGTGATAGGCACTCGATTTGGCGTTGTTTTAAAAGTAGCCCAGCCTGCTTGGCCATCATTGGAGCTGTCATTATTGCCATCCTGCTGTCCTAAAAGACGCACGTAAGTAAGAGGAGCTACGTTTGCATTCAAGAACGCTTTAGCCGCATACGTGCCATACATGGGTGACTGGTAATTGCCGTCGCGCCAAATATCTCCACCTCCCATACCGGGAACAGTATCGCCGAACATTTCGACAAACTGAGAGTATGACTCGACTTTAACCGGCTGCATCGCTAGGCCTCGTCGGGACCGTCCGATTACTACAGGGCCAATCGCGTCGGCGGATTTAGGGATAAAAGAATTATCAATCTCGTTGATAAAAACCCCGGGAGATACAAATTTAAAATTCTTCACTGACATGCTAAATTCCTCTTATTAAAAAATGCGCAAATGATAGTGCAATCATTAATTAAATAGTATTTTTAATTTCAAAAGGAGTTCCTGAACTAAAGAAAAAAATCATCGTTTCCGTCAGGAACTGCGCCTTCTTGGGGGTAAGTCACCTCGACTGCGTTTTCGTGAACCATCACCAGAGGACGATCATCACTCTTCCCTTCTCCAATAAGATAGCCCAACACTCTAATTGTTATCTCTGATTCATACATTCTCACATCCTCTGCTAAATTATCTATGTTATTAGTATGATTAAAGTTTTGCTCAATAAAGGCTTCATATAAATGACCATTTCGACGCATCACAAACGCATTAATTTGCCCGGTACGGGCAATAAATGGTGCCAACATAGTATTCATTTGCTGTTGGTATTCAGATTTTAAAACTATTTTATAGTTCACATTAACATATACTGGAATAGGGATAGACAGCGTCTTGATCACTACCTTTTTGTTAACTCGGGGGTAATACAACTGTTGACTTCCTGAAGTCTCATGATTCCGGGTGCCGGCTGCTGCAGCAAAATTACGTGTTTTATCTTCCACAATCTTTTTAGCAATCACCATTCGACCTGAACGGCCATCATGTTTATCCGAATAAAAATTAGCCTGCCAGGATCCTTTTTTAGTAGGATCCTTCACCATTCCTGTACGCTGCACACTGATAATAGGCAGCGTGATAGCTCCACTATCATCTCGTAACGCTTTTTCGTGCTTCACTTGGTACGCCCTTTCGGGAACTTGCCACAAGACAGGGACATTTTTAAATCCTTCGTTGGTGGATGTACTAATATCTAAATCATCCTTTACCCATTCCACCATCGCAGCATCAATCGTCTCAATTGTAGACTCCAGCATTCCTATTTCTTCTAACGCGAAGAGCTGTTTCCCGTTGCTCCCCGTGGGAATCATAGCAAAATCAAAATTCTTAGGTAGCATCGAAAAGCCCCTTGCGTGCGCGTTTACAAGTCGCAGATATTTCAAACAAGTGATTAACCTGCCCAAACAGCTGTTTACTTTGATCTAGCTTCACGATTTCATAATAATTATCTCCATAAAGAACAAAATCTCCTTCTCGTACTGCTAAATTTTGGTCTTCTTCAAGGCGCCGTTTGTGGAAATGAACGTTAATTTCCCATACCTTGTCCACTCCTACACTCGGCATATATTCTGTTTCAAAGGCAGTAAACTCCACTAAGGCGTATACGCGAATCGGAGGTAAAAAAGTTTTCTTTATGGCTTCTCCATACAGTTCATGAAAATTTGTTCTTTCCAAGTCAATGGGATAGTAAAGAATTTGTTGCCCTATGACTTTTTCAATAAGTTCGTCATTGACCTGTTTAACAAGATCTCTTTCCTTCTTCCCCAGAAACAAGGGAGGGGGCGGCGCACTCGGTCTTTTCCATTCATCAGCCATTCATTATCACCCCACAAAAATCGGCAACGGCGAATTCTTAAATGTAGTAGCTGTCGCCTCAGCCTTTTCACTATCGCGCTTAACTAGCTCTGTATACTCTAGCTCCTTCAGAATTTCTGCAAGCTTATCTTTCAAATTTTGCTGTTCTTCTTTTGCTTGACTCAGCAAGTCGGCATAGTTCAACGTCACACTATCCCCTGGTATAGGTAGGGTTTGAAACTTGCCTCTAATCTGCCCCAGCATCTCCTTACAGAGCGCTAAACAATATTTTCGTATCCACTGTTTACCAATGGAATTGATGTTCTTATAGGGTATGTTATCGAAGGGGAGCGTGTTAACATTATTGATGCCGTTAACTCCGCTTTCGTAATTGGGGTCTTCATCCCACGAGTTATCGTCTACATAGAACCTCACCCAAATCTTATCCATCGCCCCAAAATCCCAATAACTCGGATTAGGATAAAGACGTAGATTGTTATTAATAATCTCGTACGAATAGTTAGAAGTTCGCGTCATAATCGAATCTTCATACATGATGGCTTGTAGCTTGTTCTGCCATGTTGGAATAATTTCAAATGTCGAATCATCCGCGAATTGCCCATACGTGGAATAGTTACCTACAACCCCAATCCCTCCATAATATCCATAAAATCGCCACATGGCGCGCGGAGACCGATAAAAGACTTGGGTAACAATAATACGTCGCCCTTCTACTTTCCCCTCAAAGGGAACTACCCCCTCCGAATCGTTAGTTCCCGTGGCGGCAGAGCTAGAAATTATGTTTTGCAGATCATAATCTTGAATGCCTTCTTTAGGGGTGAAAGATGCAGAATATTGAGGCACAGTGCCTCCGAACCCAGCCACCGCCGACAGTCCATCACCGACGCGGCGCGCATAATCAAACTGGAAACGCGGATACTTGAGGGCCACTCTTTGACCTCCCAAACTAGATGAAAGCTCTCCCGCTTCTAATTCTCCCCGATGATCAAAAGTGCCTGTGGCGTTTCCCAACGCATCCGAAAGCATGTTTTTGCCTTGATGAAGATTAACAATATAAGAATATTCTAAGACAGCCTCTTCATAAGCCGCATATACATTAGCCGGAGTCAACTCAATGTCAACTACGTCCCCTCCTAACTTTTTATATGTATAGGCTACCTGCGTGGCTGCACCTGTTAAAAATTCTAGCGACCCAGTGTACATTCCAAATGGTACAGCGGTGGCCACTTGAGTAACAGAGCCTGTTTCGCTCAGTACAATGGCGCTCGTTTGCGATCTAGGATTAAGAGCGGTAGGCATCGATATTATTCTCCTCGCAGTAATTAGTAGTTCATAAAACAAAACCCCCGACGGGGCGGGGGCTTATTGTATAAAGGAAAATATTTTAGGTAGTTGACTTTTTAGTAGTACGCTTGGTGGTTTTCTTGCGCAACGTAGGTCTCTTAACCCGAGGCTCTATAATCTCAGGGATCTCGGGGATCTCCTCTATGGTCTCTGCTATGGGCTCCGTAATCTCTTTAATCGTAGCTGTGATGTTTTCGATTTCTTCCAGTAAAAGGCGCAGCCGAGGATGATTAGCGTGTTTACCTCCAAACTTAGTCTGCGATGCGTTCATTCGTCGTTTCTTTCCCATGGGAATTCTCCTTTGTAATATAGTAAATAGTTAGTATTCTTCAAAAAGAAAAACCCCCTCCGAAGAGGGGGATAAATATAAAATATTTTATTGAGTATCTCTTATCGGCTTATCCAAAAACAACAGCGGCGGAAGTGTTGGAAAGACCCACCACATACCAGTCGTCATCGTTATAACACGTTACCTGAACCCAGTCGCCCACTGCTGCTCCTCCGCTTTGATCGAAGATAATCTTCGTATCGCTCGCAGAGGCAGTGTCTTTACCGTTGTGAGCAGTAATATTGCCAACAAAGTCTTCCGTGGCGGTGGCGCCTTGGACGATATCGACATCGGCCGTAGCGTCAACAAGGAAAAACGTAAACGTAAGTCCTGTGGCTGCAGCCGGCAAAGTAACATCGTGTGTAGTCGAACCATCCAAGAAAATTGTCTTTCCTGAGTCTGATACAGTTAAAGTCTTATCTGCCGTAGTCGTCAGTGTTTTCTCTTTAAGACCAGCCAACGACGTGCCGTTCATTTGCAACTCTCTTTTTAAATTCTCAATTAATGCTTGGGTTCTCGCCAAGCCCACTCTTTTAGTTCCCATTATTTAAACCCTCCATTTATAATCATGTCCAAAAACATGGGACGAGCCTTGCGACTCGCACCTATAAGTAGTTTCAACAAACGAAAGCCCCCGCCAAAAGGCGGAGGCTTTACATTTATTTGACTACGCTATTTTCTAGCTAGTAGCGCCTGCCTCTCCAAGGAGACCGCGTACGATAACAAGACCGTACATATCGGGTCGCACCATCTTCTTGGCGTACCGCGTCATCACGCCCTTGCGGGGCACGAAGTCTTCGGGACCAAAGATAGTGGGAGTGGTCTGCAGCGGCACATAAGGTGCATATACATATCCACTCTCAAGGAAAGAGCTTCCGCGGCGACCAACCAGAATCACCGAGCGTGGGAAGTAGGGGTCAACATAGACGTCGAACTTCTTCGTCAGTGAACCGACCTTCACAGCGCCGATGGAACCAGTCTCATCGTCAGCAGTAACGCTTGCGCGGAAACCAGCGGTGAACTCAAGGACGTTAGCCACTTCAGGTCCGCAGACGATGAAGTTAGCACCACCCCGTAGAGTCTTACGGTGGATCTGCGCCGACACATCATTGATGGTCTCAGCCAGGGTCTCATACCACTCAGACACAGTACCGGTGAAGTCAGGAGCAGCCGAAGATGCGCCAATTTCCCTACCAGTTGTGCGCTCCACGAACAAGCCGGGAGAGCGGGCCCAGTAGTAGGTACCAGCCTTAGCACCGATAACCAGATCCTCAAGGATCTCGCGGTCAATCTCAAGAGCAATCTGCTCAGAGAGGATGCTAGTAAGCTCGACCTCGGCGTCAAGGTTGTGATAGGCATTCAGATCCTGTCCCAACTCTGGCGTCCACTTAGCCTTGAGCTTCTTGGTGATAGCGGTCACTGCCACGGAATCGACCTTGATGTCAATCTCGGGGATGAGTGCCTGGTTTTCCAACCCCCACACTGTGGTACCGATGACGGAACCAAGAGCATTGCTCGTGGTAAAGTTATCATCGATTGGGAAGGACAACTGAGCGTTAGATGAGGTAATGGAAAGAACACCATCACCACCAGCGGCAGAAGAACCCAACAGAGGCATTGCGCCACTGGTTGCAGTCCAAACTAAATTAATCTTCCAGTTTGCATTGCTGGGATCCTCGACACTAGAACCGGAAGAGATGGTCGTAAGACGACGCACCAGCTTAACGGTTGCACCAGTTACACTATCTTCAGTTAGAGCAACCAAATCCTCAATGTTGAACTGAGCCAGGTTACCGACGCTTGCGCCAGTTAACTCAGTAACAACAACAGGGGAACCGGACAGATCCACATCATAACGTGTGAGAGCATCCAGGGTCGCCTGGTTTGCGGTAGACAAGGGATTTGCTCCCGAGCCACCAACAGCGCCGGCTGTACCGGAAGCGACGAGAACGCCACCACCAATATATAGACCAGCTGAACCGGTTGGCGAAGCATAACCGTTGTTCAACGCATAAGGACCTGCCTCAGCATTGTCACCGGAAAGATCAACACCGCCAGTCAACTGTGAACCAACGACGCCACCACCATATAGTGACTCTTCGGCCGAACCATAACCCAAACGGGGTAGGCCAGGACCGCTCGTAGACGTAGTAAAGTCTAGGAAGAAGATGAGACCACTTGGTAGACTCATCGGCTGAACGCTAACTAAATCGTTTGCGATCAGACCCGCGAACACACGACGAACGATGGGGAATGCGACGGCTGCGAAACCTTCGACGTCTCCACCAGACATGGTGCTCTGCTCACGGAGTAGCTCTTTCGCCTGGTTTTCCAGTAGGCGAGCCATACCTTGACGAGAACGCTCTTTGCCCAGACCCTCTAACAGTCCGGTACGCTCCCACTTAGTTAATAATGCATGACCTTCGGCGCGCATGTCGCGATTGACAACACCCTCGGTCAGCCTTTCAATAATATTAGACATTTTTTTTATCACCTCCTACAATGTTATTTAATGCCAGCTAATTTCTGCATACGATCTAAAAATAGATCTTTTGGCTGTGACGACTCTTGTCGAGTCGCACGAATAACAGACGATGGACGACCAATAGCTTCACTCAGTGATTGTGGGGCACGTTTAGTTTGTGCCGGCACTGCGTTTTCAAGCGTTTGATAGATCGTTTTCGCTTCTGTTACTGAACCAGCTTTTGAAATAGCTTCGGCAATTTTATCTTTTTGCCGCTCATTTAAGGAGGTATTTCTCAAAACACGGTTCGTGTAGAGCAAACGAGCGTTGGAAACATTTACTTCATGTAAAGTTTCTTTCATCTCATATACTGCTTGCTCATATTGTTTGTTCCGCTCGCTAAGTTGGTTATTCTCAAAAACCAACTCTTCTTGAGCTTTCTTCAAAATTTCTAATTCATCGTGGGCCTTGGTGCCTCGGCGGTGGGCCATTTCTTTTTCCATCTCCCACTTAACATCGTAAGAGGGGCGGCCGGCCCAGCCGGACAATTCTGCACCCATATCCACAGTAAGTTTTTCTACGATGGCGTCAATCAATTCGTCCGAAATATCTAACTCTTCGTTGGTTTTGACGCCTTCTTCGCTCTGGAGCGCTTCGGAGTCTGCCTCTTCGGCTGCTGCGCTACCGGCGAGGGCTCCGCCACCACTGGTCTGCGGAGCATCTTCTTGAGCACCAAAAATCTCATCGGATCCGGTTGTAATATTTTCATCAATCTCGTCGTCCTCTTCGGAAAGAAGCTTAGCTAGATCCTCAGCGCTAAAACTAAACTCTTCATTTTCCTCTATTTCGGTACCAAGCGCATCGACGGCTTCCTGTAGCTCATCTAAGTCTACAGTCACTTTAGCGCTCTGTCCTTCCTCGGGACAAGCGCACAACTTTTCACCATCGGCTGCTCCGAGGGGGACGTCCTGCGCCACATCTTCAGCTACACCTTCCTCTGGGGCGCCCATGTCCATGCCGCCCATCGGGTCTCCCAGGCCACCACCCATATCGCCTCCCAGGTCCCCACCCAGATCGTCTAGTGGTTCTTCTTCTTGTTCTAATAAATTGTCTAAAGCGTTACGTACTTCATCAGAATACTTTTCAATGATTGACGCCTCCGCGTTCTTTAACGCTGCTTCGCGCAAAGCGGTCGCATCAACAATCGCTTCCTGTAACAAAGTCGACATATACTAACTCCTAAAATATAGTAATTCAAAATAAATAGTGTTACTTGTTAGGAAAAGACAGAAATTATGAGCCCATCTTCCCAATAATCCACCATTTTTTACCATCTGATTGGAGCGTGAGAGTAGAGTAGCTCATCTTAAGTTCAATGCTCTTCTTAAAATCAATCTCACCTTCTTCCACTTTCACTGTCAAAAGATTGGATTTGAGTTTAAACTTATCACTGTTGATTTTTTTAATCACGAGAATGCGGCCCGGATTATTGCATGCTGCTGGGATGGTTGCTACTCCTTTGTTTTTGGACGTGTCATAAAGAATGGTATAGTCGTCGGGTTCGATGGTATAAGCCGGCGCAGAAATTGTTTTGAGACTTTGAGTCACCACTCCTTCAAAAATGGTGCGGCCGGTCACAATTAATTCATCCGCTATTACTTTTCCATCTACATTTAAAATGTTGCTCTTAGAGTCGAAAGTTAAAGCCGGGGTCGAACTAAACTCTCCTTTTCCCTTTAGTTGAACACTGTTGGCTACTCCCGTAGGCTTGGGCATTTTAATTTTAACATATGAATCAAACAAATTAGCCAAGGTAGTGTTGCGCACATCGCCCCGAGAAGTGTCGTGAACCATCAACATATCGTCATCACTTAAATTTTGTCCGTCGACAGTGATATTGAGACAACTTTTAGGTTGTACCGCAAGGCGCCCATTTTTAAAACCTAGGCCCCCTTTGGGTACTACTTTAATTCCTACCCCTTTTTCATCCACCGACACCCCTTGGGCGGCCTGTACTTGAACCGCACTTCTAACATTTGCCAATCCTACTCCCAAGTTTATAGATCGAGCGGGAATGGTACCCATAAATTGATTCGCGGGAAGGTTAAACAATTTTTCGCCTGAGCCTTCAAGACTTTCTGCACGAATCTTTTTAGTTACCAACATTTGCCCGTCAAACGTCAAATTAAATTCTGCTTTGGCTTTGGTGTTGGTCTGATAAGTTAAGATGGCATTTTTATTTCCGCCTTCAATTTCAGTAATTGCCGGGGGAACGATTTCACGTCCATCTTTAGACAAGAGGGTTCCTATTATTGTTTTTGTACCTTTTATCACTTGATTAGCATGAGCATCCACAATCTCTGTAT